CAAGGGCAATTCCAAAACATTGCATGAATTCCAAACGCCTGGCCTTGATATTCATGACGCGCCAAAGATGAGAAAGACACAGAGCGCGCCGTCAGTTGATGACGACATGGCCAGGCTTAAGAAAGAGCGAGACCTTGCAAAGCGCAGAAAGCTGATGGGCGCAGTAGGAACACAACTAACCAACGAAAGCGGAAATCTTGGATAATGAAACCTGAGAAAACGTGCAAAGAATTGGTAGGGTTTGCTGATGAACTGTTCAAAAATCAGTATCCGATGCTACAGCTCTGGCAGACCATGGCTGAAAACTTCTATCCTGAGCGCGCTGATTTCACGATTACGCGGAATGTCGGCGATGATTTCTCTACCGGCCTGATCGATTCTTATCCGGTAATAGCAAGGCGCGATCTCGGCAACGCTTTTGCTGCAATGCTTCGCGATGGAAAATGGTTCGACATGGATGTCAATGGAGGGAAAGACCACGAGTCGAAGAAGTGGCTTCAGTGGGCAACAGATCGGCTAATGTCTCTCATTAACGACAGGGCATCGGGCTTTGCGCGAGCGACCAGGGAAGGAGACCATGACTTTGCAACATTTGGCCAGGCGGTACTTTCTTGCGAGCTTAACAAGAAAGCTGACGGCCTGATCTTCCGCTGCTGGCATTTGAGAGATTGTGCGTGGTGGGATGACGAGACAGGACAAGTCGCCGGTGTTGTGCGCAAGTGGAAGCCAACCTATCGAATGCTGGTTGATGAGTTTGGCGACAAGGTACACAAAGAGATTATAAGCAAGGTTAAGGATACGCCATTCCAACTGGCTGATGTCAGACACATTGTTATGCCTGCGTCAATGTATGAAGGGGACGAGTTTGCCCAGTTCAAATACGTCTCAATCTATGTTGATGTGGTCAATCAGTGCATCATTGAGAAAGTCGGGATCAATAACAAAGTTTATGCCATTCCTCGATTCCACACTATTGCCGGCCATCCGTATGCGTACTCTCCGGCTACTGTAGCGGCCTTGCCGAACAGCCGAATGCTGCAAGCTATGACGTTCACGCTACTGGAAGCCGCCGAGAGGTATGCAAGACCTCCGCTTGTCGCGCAGCAGAACGTAGTCCGTGGAGACGTCGATCTATCCAGTAACGGGATAACCTACGTTGACTCTGAGTATGATGAGCGATTTGGTGATGCCATCAGGCCGCTGTACCAGAGCATGGGCGGATTCCCCGTTGGAATGGAAATGAAGTCTGAAGTCGTTCGAGTAATATCGAGCGCGTTTTACTTGAACAAGATTGCACTTCCTGAAACGTCTAGAGAGATGACGGCATACGAAGTGCAAGAAAGAATGAAGCAGTACAGGCGCGAGAACCTGCCTCTTTTCACGCCCATGGAGTCAGACTACAACGGCCAGATATGTGAGATGGCTTTTGATATAGCCCTAAATTCTGGCTTTCTTGGCAGTCCTTACGACATACCGACAGGATTGCAGGGGCGAGATGTAGAGTTTAAATTCCGCTCTCCTTTAAGCCAGTCTGATCAAGAGAAGAAGGCCGCTATATTCGGGCAGATGTCAAACATGCTGGCGCAAGCTGCACAGTTCGATGAGCAATCCATCGAGGTAGTCAATTTTGAGGAGGCGCTGAGAGACGCAATCACTGGCATTGAAGCACCTGAAAAGTGGCTTAACTCTATTGAAAAGCTCACACAGATGAGGCAGATGGAAACAGCTGCTACTGCGATTCAGATGGCGGAGTCTCAAGCATGACGGTTATTTGTATGGATGCGCGGCTGCCAACCAAAGAGGAAGTGGCAGCACTCAAGGCGCTTGCAGAGGGTAAGGCCGACGCACGGCAGCAGAGGCTATCAATCGTCTACATCTGCAACACTTTGTGCCGTACCCATGACCTTCTCTATGTGCCTGGAGATGCCGACCAAACGGCATTCCTCAACGGGCGCGGGTTTGTAGGAAACAAGATACTCAAGATACTCAAAATACCAACCGGCAAGCTTGACGTGCTGGATGACGAGGAAAAAGCACCAAAGGCAACCAGAAAACCAAAAACAAAAGAGGCTGAAAAATGACTGATCAATTATCCGAACCAGCAGTTCAAACAGGCGCACCGGCAGTAACAGCGCCGGCGGTGACAACAACAGCGACCACAGAGCAGGCTGCCCCACCAAGCCCGTTTTACAAGTCGCTTCCTGAAGACTGGCGGCCACAGCTCGCCAAGTCCCTCGGTTTTGAAGACTCGGAAGCAGATAAGATAGCAAAGAAGATGGAGCGTTATGCCGATCTTCCTGCCGTTCTGAAGAGCTGGAACGAGGCAACCAACAAGATACGAGAGGGCAAGTTGTCCTCTGGTCTGTCTGAGAACCCAACACCAGAAGAGCTTGCCGAATACCGCGAAGCAAGAGGTATTCCGTCCGATCCGAAAGGCTACGAATTATCGCTGGATGAGGGTCTGATTCTTGGAGATGAGGATAACCGTATTCTTGAGAACGTATTTAAGGAAGCCGTTGATCTCAACATACCAAAGGCGTCAATGAATACTTTGGTCAATGCGTTTATGAAAGCGCGAGAGGTTGAAGCAGACGCACGGAACACGCAAGACAACATTGAATCACAACAGGCCGATCGTGTACTTCGCGAGCATTGGGGTAATGATTACAAGGCGAACATCAATCACTTCCACAACCTGATGAACCAGCTTCCGAAGGACATTAAAGGGCTGTTCATGAATGCCAGGCTACAGGACGCAAGGGGCGTAATTAACTCACCTGAGATGGTTATTTTCTTCACTGACATTGCCAGAAAGCTGAACCCTGCCGGCACAGTTGTGCCAAATTCAGCCAATCCAGTCCAGGCTATCACCGATGAGCTGTCGAAGTACCGCAAGATGATGGCCGACAACCCGAAAGAGTTCTGGGACAACAAAGACCATCAGCAGCGTTATCAGCAGCTTTCCGAAGCTCAACAGAAGATGTCACGCTAAATGCTTGCATTGTGTCCACTTATGATATACATTTACCTTGTAACTGAATAAGTAGACCCCTTGCATTGCAGAGCGACCCCCGAAAGGCAACCTCGCAGAAGCAAAAAAGGCCACCTCGAAATATCAGTAAATAGATTCTTTATTTAACTAATATCTCTGGAGGTGGCCTATGTCACAATCAGCATTTCAAGCGATGTACCGCGATAGTTTTATCGCATCATTCGAGAAGCGTAATTCTGTTCTCGTAAATACCGTCACTACCGAAGCCATGATCAAGGGCGGCTCTGCTGTGTTCCTTGTTGCCGGTTCCGGTGGCGCATCAGCCGTTAGCCGTGGATTGAATGGCGACATTCCTACCCGTGCTGACGACCTGAATCAATACACTGCAACACTGACCGAATGGCATGACGTTCCAGAACGCACAAACTTCAACATCTTTGCCTCTCAGGGCGACGCTGTACGGATCATGCAAGAAAGTTCAATGGCTGTTGTAAACCGCAAGCGCGACGACGATATTCGTACCGCACTGAGCGCCGCAACTGCAACAACTGGTGCTGCCGCAACAGCGTCACTCACGCTGGTATCCAAAGCAAAGACCAAAATACGCAACGCAACAGGCGATGATGCTGTAGATATTTATGCCGCAATCACCCCTGCATTTCATGGGTATCTGATGGCCTTGCCTCAGTTTACCAGCGTCGATTATATACAAGACGCTCGCTTCCAGGGTGTAGGCAAGGACAAGGCTTTCTCTTGGTATGGCGTTAACTGGGTTGTTGATTCCGGCTTGTCTGGTAATGGCACTGCCGCAGCTACTTGCTACATGTATGCAAAATCAGCCATTGGCCATGCTTGCGACAAGACTTCTATCACGACTCTGGTCGGATATGACGAAAAGAACGACAAGTCGTGGGTACGCTCATCGTTCTACATGGGTAGCAAGCTGTTGCAAAATAGCGGCGTGCTGAAAATCATCCACGATGACTCTGCATTGTCATAATTGAGAGGTAATTAACATGGCATATTCAACAAGCAATCCTCCTGCACTGGTTAGCCAGAAAGTAGGCGCATCACTGAGTTCCGTCTGGTTCTACGAAGATGGTGATTCACTAGCAACCGTAATGGCTGTTGGTTATTTTACCAACGCTGCCGAGCTGGGAATGAAGGCCGGCGACAAGCTGATCTTCAACGACTCAACCTTGGGCGTAACCTACGATATGACAGTGAATGCCGGTGCAACTACCGGTACGGCTGTAGGCGCAACCACTAATACCGCTGGCTATGCTGCCGGTGTTAGCACTGTGACCCTGGCATCTGCCGGAACTGGAACCGTAATCATTGGCGATATTTTCAAGTTCGGTAACGATCCTGATAATGAGTACCGCGTGACCACTGGCGATACAGACGTATCAAATGGTGGTTCTGTTGTATTCACGCCTGCTTTGGTCACTGCGATTGGCGCAACCGCAACGGAGATTATCATTCAGAGCGATGTTCTGAACGTATCCTGCCGTGAAGGTGGAGAGGTTCTGACTGCTGCAAAGACCCTGACCGCAAAAGATACAGGTAAGACACTGTACCTGACGCTGGCCGGTGGATTTGCAACAACTCTTCCCCTTCCATCACTTGGTCTTGAGTTTACATTTGTTGTCGCTGTAGCGCCGACCACTGCTTACACAGTAGTCACTGCATCCAGTGCCAACATTATTCATGGCCAGGTATGTTCAGCAGACGACGCCGCCGGCAGTGTAGCCCACGCTGCCGCATCCGCTCCCATCAGCTTCGTGGCGAACAAGGCCATCATTGGTGACTGGGTGAAGGTGCGTAGCGATGGCACAAGCTGGTTTGTCTCTGGCATGTGTAATGTGCAGGATGGCATCACAACTACTCAGGTTTCGTAACCTGGGATCAGCCGAAGAAGGGGAGCTAACCGCTCCCTTTTTTCATTGGCTCATGCT